TCCTTTGTCGGCTGACCACGCTGCTCAAGCTCTTGCAACCTTCGCTCTAAATCCTGGCGCTTGCGCTTCTCGTCAAGATAAGCCACTTTCGCCCAGTTCGGTTCTCCCGAATCTGTTGTGACCTCTTCGCTTTCATCATGCCCCGCAGTCGGGCCTCCTTCCTCGGCTTCTACGGTCTCTTCTGAATTATCTTCAGTCTCAACCTCCGCCACTTCTTCCTGTTCTGCCGTGACTTCTTCAGTTTCCTGTTCGTCTCCGATTAGTGCGTCAAGCTCACTCATAAATCCTCACTTGCCCGTTGTCCGGCATCGACATGCTTGCCCGTTCCTCGGCATCAGGTTGGCGAAACTCGCCACATACTCGCAATTTTAGCCAATATCAGGTCGAAATGCTAGTTACCCTTGCAGGGTTGGTGCCAATGATCAGGTTTTCCAACTGCTGATTGATGGCTTCCATGTTGATCTTTCCGGTAGTTGCAGCGTTCTTCTCAATCTCAGACTGAGCCTTTGCAGCGTTGATAGCTTGGGTTTGTTGATTCTCCTGAGCCTTGATCTGCATGGCCTGCTGATTCTGAGCCATCATCTGCTGTTCGCGCTGCTTGATCTCCTCGATGATTCCGTCCTTGTCCCGAATCTGCGAAAGCTCAAGCAATCGGCTGAAAGGCACTTCAGGGCGAGAGGCGGCAAGCTGCACAAGAAGCTGGAATTGCTCTTGCTGAGTGTTGATGGCATCAGGGGCGTTCTCCAGAATAATGTCCATGTCCAATTCAGGGACAGGATTCTTCACTGTGATGACTTGCTGAAGCCTTGGGTCTTGGGCTTGTGTTAACGCCTGAAGCACAGTTGCCGCGCCAAGTCTCTCGGCTTGTGGCTTGGACGTATCCTGAGCAATGTCAGTGAGGAATTCTTGCAGAGTAACGTCAATGTTCAGCCCTATCCATTTCAGAGACTTGTAGTCGTCCGTCACCCGAACCCACTTCTCGGTAGTCCAATGCTGTTTGATTCGATGCCATACCTGACGGTAGACGCGGGTTTTCCAGTTCAGCAATGCGTTATACAGCGGCAAGGTCTCAAGCATTCCGCCCTGCTGCAATAGGCTGATTGCTTTGCCTGATTGTTCTGCCGCTCCTTGCCCGGCCAACTGAGAGTTGAAGGAAGTTTGATTCATTTCCTCCTGCGCCTGCTGAAGTAGCGCAAATTGCCCGGTAGTCATGTCTCCGGTTGAGAGGATGTCAAAGTCGCCTTTCTCGCCTTCGTATTCAACGTGCCCATCAGGCTTGGCTAGCTCACGCTTCATCGACACCACATCTTTGATGGCTCCCTTTCTTCCAGCCGTTTGGCGAGAGGACAGAAGGTGCAATGCCTTCGAGCGCCTGTGGTTGATCTCGTCTTGCAAGTCAATCATGTAACGCACTTCGCCAAAGCGCTGATTCTCGCGGTCGATGTACGCGCTGATAGCCTCAATAGGGCATTCTGGCTCGTTGTTCTCGTCCAAGTATGGGGAATCTTCAGGATCGCTCAAATAGCCCGTAGACGTGAAGAAACACATCTTCCAGCCACCTTCTTCAACGTAAAACTCTTGAGCAATCCTCACGCGCTTGCGGTTCTTGCCATCCACCCAGCTAGGCTTGTCAGACAGTGTCTCATCAATGGCGTTATCACCAATGGCTGTATCAATGACATCCTCATAGCCTGGAAACTTCTCTTTCGCGTCCTCGGCGTCCATCCAGATAATGATTCCCATGTAGCGGGCGTCTTTGAAGTCAAGCCGTCGAGAATACGGATCGAAGTAGAAGCGATCCCAATCAATGCCGATAATGTCCACATCTTGCTCGCCTTGGGCGTTCTCGGTTGTTTCAATGATGCACGCGCCGTAACCCTCAACGAAAAGGTTATCAGCCACTTCCAGCTCGATATCATCAAGCCTTGTTTGGTCTGCCACATATCGCAAAGCATCTGTGATCGCGTAGGAGGCTGACTCGTCCTTCTTGTTTCGTGGATAGGCTTTAGGGTCGGTCTGCCTCTGGATAAGCAAACCTTTCAGCCCTTCGACCTTGGGCTTGATTCGGTTGTTAGTGATGGGGGCTTGTCGCCTAGCCTTCAGCTTGGCAATCTCAGAATCTGTCCACTGATACCCGTCCTTATAGTCGCGGTCGCGCTCAGACAGCTCACGGGCAGTCTGCGTGTCGTTAAGGAATTGCTCCACGCGCTTAACGTGGATATCGTGTGAATCGCCCTTGTCTTTCTTCTTCAAGCTACTTTCCATGATCCTTCCTCGTCGAATTCGTTGTCATAAATTGCAGCCTCCCACGGGTCGGTGGGTCGCTTGGTAACAGGCACGCTCGCGCTTTCTTCACGCCATGCGATTGAAAGGTATCTGAAGCCGTCTGCATAGTGACTCGTCCAATCGTGTTTGGGAGAAGCCCTGAGAGATACTTCGTCCCTTTGAACCTCTCGCTGATACTTCCTGAGAGCCTTCAAGCCTTCAGCGGTTCCAGCCTTGTCAAACCAGCAGCGCGGGAATGTCGTCCTTGCTGCCATTATCCCATCTTCGAGACTAAGGCCTGGTACGATTCGGACCACAGTGTCGCCTATTCCAAGCGCCTTGCTTAGTTGCTGCTGTACTGACTTGCCATGCGCTGCTAATGTCTTTGCTCTGGCATCATGAGGAAGCCAGTGAACAGCGTATTGGTATTCTTGCCTGTGCTTGATCGCTTCAAAGTCTATGCTGTCGTATCGCCCGCCTTCCTTGACGATTATCTCCCCGTCCACAATATCAATGGTAACTGGCCTGCCTAGAATCTGACTTGCCAGCTCTGAAGGTGAAGACCCTGAAATGGCGTAAGACTCGATAATATGAATCTCCCCAGATACCAGTTGATACCACCAGATTGCGGTGTCGTCAGTTCTTCCCAGGTCCCAAGCGGTGTAAACCTTGGTTTCAGGGTCGAAGGGTACATCTGTGATTCTTCCATCTTCATAAGCTTGCCTCAGTTGATTGGCGTAAATGGCACCTGTTAACCATTGCCTGCACTTGCCTTCCCATACGTGGTCGTATGAATCAGGGTCTCGCCGCTTCAGGTCTAACCTCTCCTGCTCAAGCACAGCAGGGAACCACGGATTGTCCTTGTAGTTGATCTGTACCACGATGCAATCAGATGGCGGATTGACCACAAACCTCTGATAGGCTTCGTCGTCTTCAAACTCAGGGTTGAACGATACCCATATTTCCGAGCCTGGCTTTCTAATCGTCGGCGTTAAAACATCCCACGAACGTTTAGACACCGTGTTCGCTTCCTCGACCCAACAGTAATCAGCGCCTTCATATGACTTGATCCCATTGACGTTAAGCCTCAAGCCCTCAAAGCCAAACTCTGTCCCGTTCTTGCCAACTATCGCAGTGTTAGTGCAGCGGTAGAAACTTGTCAGCCCAAGCGCGTCAATCTGATCCCTGAGCAAGGCCATTACCGAGTCTTTTATGGAGCTTTGAAACTCTCTCGTACACAACACTCGAATCTTTTTGGACGCGCCAATAAGCAAAAGGGCTCTTGCTATGCCCCATGACTTAGCACCACCCCTGCCGCCGTAGAACACCTTGTAGCGAGCTGGCTTAAACAAAGCCTGAAGCTTTACAGGGAATTCGATTTTACTCATTGGGCGGAGTTACGAAGGAGACGCTAAACGTAATAGGGGCCCCGTCAGCTCCAGAAAGCTCCTGCTGCAATCTCTCTGAGTACCCATGCTTTGCCATGATTAGCTTGCTGATAGTCGGGTTCAGGTCGCCTGAAAGAGAGCCATTTATAAGCCTTCGCTCCTGAGAGTTAAGGCATTGAGCAACAATGTCGGAAAATTCTTGCTTTTCTGGGTCAGATGCCCATGCGTATACCGTATCTCTGCTGATTCCTATCTCGCAAGCAAGTCCCGCTATTTGGGGGATAACGTCTCCACAGTCAGCGTAGCCGCCTTGGACGTACAAGCGAGCCTTTCGGCATACTTCGTCGCTGTATTTGCTTGGGCGGCCTGCTGGCATTACTCTATCCATCCATAATCATAGGTGCCAATGTCTTGAGGCTCGATGACTCTAATCAGAAGGGTGATTGATACTGATTGAGCACCGTCGATAGCCTTGATGACAATACGGGCGCGGGTTGGTGTTGTAGCCGTGATGACGCAGCGAGTCAGGTTTGTGGTTGTAACCGGAGTACCGAGAGATACGTCACCAGACTTGAGCGTCCATGTGGCTGAGGAGATATTGGAGTTGTCAGCCACCCAGCTTGATAAGTCAATGCGGATGTTCTCAGCGTCCCCAGGATTCATGATGTGCTGAAGCTGGCGGAGCCGTCTATGTGGTGTGACGTAGTACGTGTGCGGCATTGCCTCAGTCCTCTAGATTACTCTTGCTCGTGAACGTAGCACAGCCATAGCGCATCAGCTTCTGACCATCCGGCCTTTATGCTTTCTTCGTAGACTATGCGGCGAATGCGTACCATTTATTGAATGGCCTCAAGCTCTTCGCGCTCGGCCTTGGTTTGTGCTGATTCAAATTCGACTATGGCCATTTGCAAGGCCTGATTTTTACGCCAATTCCCCAAGCCCGATACTGCACGCGCCTGATTTTGCACAATGGCCCACGCGCCCTGCGAACGAGGTCGAACTTTGTAAGCTTGCTTGCGATGCGGAACTGTATGTTACTCATGTCCTGATTATACCACAGACGATAAATGTAGCAAAATTAGCGATGCCCAATAAAAAAGCCCCCGGTTAAGGGGGCAAAGGCACCGTCGAGGTGCTGAGGGTAGCGTATAGTGTATCAGGTCTTTCTCAGCCCTGCATTGTAAAGAGCTTCGGCCACATCTGAGGAACTAACCAAGTCTCTGAGTATGCAGCCTTGTTCGTTAATGGCGCACTCTATCTCCTCAATAGCCCGGTCTCTGTCGGATTGGATGGGGCGTAATTCGTCGCAATACATTAGTTTGTCGAACATATCAGTAAGAGCCACAACCGTCTTGTCTCTCCTGCGACCAATAACTTCCGCGTTCTCCCATTCCCCAGTTGTAACATCCATTGCCTGGCACACCATCCCCACAGGCGGCAGCCCATCCTGCGGGCCTCGCCATTGGGTGGGGCGGGGGATGTAGCGCGATGTTCCCCACCCAACATGAGCTTTAGCAGCCAGCTTCTGATAAGTCTCATCGGCATAAAAAAAACCATTTCCATTGCAAAAAATACCGCACTCGCTATCCCAATGCGTCGCCCCCTCCGGCGCCTTGCTCCAGTCTGGTGTATTCACTTTGCATCCTCCTTAGCTTGCCATGCGTTGAGAAGGCGGCAGGCTTCGGTGGCTTGTTCGCGAGTGTGCACGCAGGTGATGCCTGTCGTATAGTCCACGCGAGAGGAAACCCATTTGTAGTTGCTCCCCCTATAAATGCAAAAAATGCAAATGCACCTTTCCTTACTCCACTCCCCCGCATCCGGGTCAGCCTGAAAGCACGCACGCATAACGTGATTGTGTACGCGCTGAAGCTGTGAGGCTTTGCGGGCGATGGATTCTGTTGGGAAGCAGTTGCCGTGGGTGAAAAATTTATTGTTTACCGGGCTGCTACCAATATCACTTGTCGACCCATTGCCCCATATTGGATAAAACCTTTCGCCTCTATCAGGCTCCCACAGCCCCACTTCCTCCGGCTGCTCAATGATCTTGCGAAGCTCTGCAAGCCTTGCTTCGATTGTTCTGACTTCTTGTAGTGCGGATTCTTTGTTCATTGTGTTGCCCTCTTTGGTTTATTTTGTGTTACTTGTACGCGGCATTACACTATGCGGGAAGCAATAACGCAAGCGGTTAAACGCTGATTTATTTCGCTTCGTCGCGCCTTAAATCCCACACTTTTACGCCTTCCGTTTTTTTTGCAAGCTCTACCATATTGCTAGTGCCTTTGCCGCCATCAAACGCCACAACCACATCCGGCTTTAGCAGATCAAGCATTGCTTTGTTCCTGATAGGGCCGGCCCCATTGCCATGCTTACGCCAATTTGCAGGCATTTGGCATCTTGGTATGCCTGTAGTATCTGCCCATATTGCAGCATGAGCGTCAGCCCCATTTGCGCCGCCTTCAATTATGATGGTAACGCCATGTTTTTGATGCAAGGCGTTTAGCCGGTCAATAAGAAAATCAAAATCTTGAAAATCTCTTCCACCACACACCAATACTCTCACGGAATAACCCC